CAAATTCTTGAATTGATGAAAGAAAGGATTTTTTTATGATTGACGTTACCTATGACCGCGAAGAACACACCGTAACGGTCAAAGGGCATGCTTACAGTGTTTCCACAGGAAACGATCCCGTTTGCGCCGGTGTTTCCGCTTTGACTTGCACATTGGCGGCTGCCGTTGAAAATATGGCTTTGGCAGGCAAAGTTTTTGATCCCATTACCAGTTTAACTTCGGGATATGCAAAAATTTCTTGCGGTTCTTATCCAAACAGCAAAGCCGCCATCATTCTGATTTTTGATACCTTATGTCTGGGTTTTGCTATTCTTGCGCAAGCTTATCCCGCCAATATCCGTCTTTTTACCAATGAGGAAGGATAAGATCAACGGGGGTTTATGAGCATAAAAAGTTGCTGAAAATTCCGTCAGCGTACAAACGAACGCCACGCACTGTCATTCTGGAGGGCAAGGCTTTGCCCGATAGAATCCCGTAGCAAAAGATAAGATTCTTTTTAGTTAGTTGAGTTTTGCGATGAGATTCTATCGTTCACTCCGTTCACTCCAGAATGACGGCAAAAAAGGGCTGTTCAGCAACAGACAGAATCTTTTGCAGACTTTTTATTGCGATAAACGGGAATTTACGGGTGTAATAGTTGTGAGCGGTGTCTCTCCCTCAGTCAGCTTTGCTGACAGCTCCCTCGTCAGAGGGAGCCTTGAATTGCCTCCCTCTGACGAGGGAGGTGGCGCTGCAGAGAAGCATTGCTTGTCTGTGGCGTCGGAGGGAGAGATAACGGTAAACAATCATTTACCGCACAAAAAAAGAACGACGTACCGCGCCCTTGAAAGGAGGTGAACACTATGAAAAAAAGACTTCATGGCTTTCATCAAATTCTCTGTTTTTTTCTCAAAACAAAGATACTTCAAAGCCTTCCCCTGCTCTGTGCGAAAAATCTGCTCAATACCTCTATGATGGGAAAGGTTGCACTGCGAATAAAAATTTATCACAGGAAAGTAAATGCTGTTTCTGCTTTTTGGCAGGTTTTTGATTGGCTTGACAAACAAGAAAAAACGCAGTAGAATAGGAGAAAAAATGTCAGAAAATATTATAAGTAACTTATTGAACAAGGAGAATGTGATGAATAAAAAAATATATACGATTGATTTTACAAATATTAAATACTTTTGGGAAATACATGAAATCATTCGGAAATCTTTGGATTTCCCTGATTATTACGGTTGTAATTGGGATGCATTTTGGGATTGTTTGACGGATATGTATGGAGAACCTCTGCATATCATAATCATCGGACTTGATATCATTGAACAAAAATTTGATGATGCCGCAAACAAAATCATAAGCATATTCCGGCGATTTAAGCACTATGAAAAATCATTTGAAAAAGATATTTTGATTGAAATTGTCATTGACGGTGTGCGCAAAGTCTTAAAATAACAATCGATACCCTAACGTGACCGAGCCGCAGCGAGACAGGCTAACTAACCCCCATCTTTCAGCAATAGACAAACGCGGAACGCCCCGTCAACATACAAACAAACGCCTTGTACCGTCATTCTGGAGCGCACCGATGGCAACATCGGAAGCGATAGAATCCCATCGCAAACCTCAACTAACTTTCAAAAGAATCTTATCTTTTGCTACGAGATTCTATCACTACGCTAACGCTTCGTTCCGGAATGACAGCAAAAAGGGAGGCTCTCTCTACAGACGGAATCTTTTACAGACTTTTTATTGCGATAAACGGGAATTTATAAGCATAAAAAGTTGCTGAAAATTCCGTCAGCGCAAAGACGAACGTCTTGTACCGTCATTCTGGAGCGCACCGATGGCAACATCGGAAGCGATAGAATCCCATCGCAAACCTCAACTAACTTTTAAAAGAATCTTATCTTTTGCTACGAGATTCTATCACTACGCTAACAGACTGCCGTAGGCTGTCTGTGGCTTCGTTCCAGAATGACAGCAAAAAAAGAATATTTCTCTACAGACGGAATGTTTTGCGGACTTTTTATTTCGCATAAACAATCATTTATCTCAAAAAGAAAGGACGTCATGAAAAAGCAACTGATCTTATCCCCACCGAATGAAAAGCAAAAATTATTTTTAGCCTCACACGTCAAGCATACGGCGTACGGCGGCGCGCGCGGAGGCGGCAAAAGCTGGGCTGTACGGGACAAAGCAAAACGGCTTTGTTTACGGTATCACGGCATAAAAATTTTAATCGTGCGCCGAACGTATCCCGAACTGATCAACAATCATATCGAGCCTTTGAAAAACGATCTGATGGGAATTGCGGATTATATCAAATCCGAAAAGAACTTTCTTTTTCCGAACGGAAGCATCATTAAATTCGGCTATTGTAATAACGACGATGATTTAGAGCAATATCAAGGCGCGGAATATGACGTGATTTTTTTGGATGAAGCAACGCAATTGCAAGAAATGTGGATTCGGAAAATTACAGCTTGTGTGCGCGGTGTCAACGGATTTCCGAAAAGAATTTATTATACCTGTAATCCGGGCGGTGTTTCTCATCAATATATCAAAAGATTATTCATTGACCGTGTTTTTGAGGAAGGAGAAAATCCCGAAGATTATCTTTTTATTCCCGCTCGTGTTACGGATAATGAAGTTTTGATGAAAAGCCAACCGGATTACGTCAGTCAGCTTGCCGCTTTACCGCCGAAATTACGGGAAGCATGGCTTTACGGCAGATGGGATATTTTTGAAGGACAATTTTTTGAAGAATTCCGAATTTCACCCGACCCCGAAAAATGCGAAGCGGCAGGAATCACCGCAGAAGAAGCAAAAAAACAACGCCGATTTACACACGTCATCCAACCTTTTGATCTGAATAGCGGAGAAAAACGCGGTTGGCATTTGTTTCGTTCCTATGATTTCGGATATAATAAACCGTTTTCCATGGGATATTGGGCAATGGATTATGACGGGGTACTCTATCGCATTGCGGAAATTTACGGTTCCACGGGTACACCCAATGAAGGCTTGCATTGGAGTCCGCAAGAACAATTCCGCAGAATCCGCGAATTTGAAAACAGCCATCCTTGGTTTCGCAACCGTGAATTTACGGAAAGTATTGCCGATCCTGCCATCTGGGACCGTTCACGCGGAGAAAGTATCGCCCGAACGGCAGAAAATTACGGAATCTATTTTACTCCGGGCGATCATACCCGAATTCCCGGTTGGATGCAGGTGCATTACCGTTTGCAATTCGATGAAAACGGCTACGCAAGAATGTACGTCTTTGAAACCTGTAAAGATTTTATTCGTACCTTTCCTCTTATGCGTTATTCCGCTTCCATGCCCGAAGACCTCGATACACGCCTCGAAGACCACCTCCCCGATGAAGTCCGTTATCTCTGTATGTCCCAACCCGTCCTCCCCACACTCCCGCAAAAAGAATTTTCCTTTGCCGCCAATCCGCTCGGATGAACGCGCAATGCAGAATTGATAAGATAAACGGGAATTTACGGGGGCATTTCATCTACCTCATCCGTCTTGCCTAACGGCAATCCACCTTCCCCATCATTCAAGTTTCATCAGACTTTTTACTACGGTACAGGGGAAGGGCTCGCGGCGCGTAAATTACAAAGTTTTTGTTTTTTAATCTATTCTAATTTGGAGCCTTCAGCCCTTCCCCTCCGCTTTCATAAAAAATCTGTATATCTTCAAAGTATGGGGAAGGTGCCGAGGAACGAGGCGGATGAGGCAGCACTATAAACAATCATTTACCGCACGACAAACGCAGAACGTTCCGTCAACATACAAACAAACGCCACGCACTGTCATTCTGGAGGGCAATACTTTGCCCGATAGAATCCCATCGCAAAACCAAACTAACTTTTAAAAGAATCTTATCTTTTGCTACGAGATTCTATCGGGACTGCGTCCCTCCAGAATGACGGCAAAAAGGGAGGCTCTCTCTACAGACGGAATCTTTTGCAGACTTTTTATTGCGATAAACGGGAATTTGCGGGGGCATTTCATCTACCTCATCCGTCTTGCCTAACGGCAATCCACCTTCCCCATCATTCAAGTTTCATCAGACTTTTTACTACGGTACAGGGGAAGGGCTCGCGGCGCGTAAATTACAAAGTTTTTGTTTTTTAATCTATTCTAATTTTGAGCCTTCAGCCCTTCCCCTCCGCTTTCATAAAAAATCTGTATATCTTCAAAGTATGGGGAAGGTGCCGAGGAACGAGGCGGATGAGGCAGCACTATAAACCAGCATTTACCGCACGACAAACGCAGAACGCCCCGTCAGCGTAAAAACAAACGCCACGCACTGTCATTCTGGAGGGCAATGCTTTGCCCGATAGAATCCCATCGCAAACCTCAACTAACTTTCAAAAGAATCTTATCTTTTGCTACGAGATTCTATCACTACGCTAACGCTTCGTTCCAGAATGACGGCAAAAAGGGAGGCTCTCTCTACAGACGGAATCTTTTGCAGACTTTTTATTGCGATAAACGGGAATTTGCGGGGGCATTTCATCTACCTCATCCGTCTTGCCTAACGGCAATCCACCTTCCCCATCATTCAAGTTTCATCAGACTTTTTACTACGGTACAGGGGAAGGGCTCGCGGCGCGTAAATTACAAAGTTTTTGTTTTTTTAATCTATTCTAATTTTGAGCCTTCAGCCCTTCCCCTCTGCTTTCATAAAAAATCTGTATATCTTCAAAGTATGGGGAAGGTGCCGAGGAACGAGGCGGATGAGGCAGCACTATAAACAATCATTTCCCTCCCAAACGAAAAAGAAAGGAGTCCCATGAGCGAACGAGAATATCAAATCAAAGAAAGTCTGCGCGAAAAGCAGGCGAAAGCGAGAAGAAAACCTTTGAAACCGAATATCGTTCAACCGCGGTTGACGGAATCGGAATTATATTATTTATACAAAAATCTTTATCCGAGAAAGGAGCAAAAATGAATTATACGAATTATAAAATTACATTGGATATGACAAGAATACAAAGTCAGGTCTCCATTCCCGTACCGCAAAACGATACGGCGCGCAGACTTTATATCCGTCTGTATCAAAACGGAAATCTTTTCGAATTAAAAGACGGAATGCGAGCCGTTTTTGCAGGAGAAAAAGAAGACGGAACGCTTTTATATAACGATTGCCTGATCGAAAATCAAACCGTCATTCGTTATGATTTCACGGAACAGACCACCGCCGCCGTCGGTACGGTCAACTGTCAGATTCGCGTATATCTGGAAGACGGAAGCTTGCTGACAAGCCCCTCTTTGACCATCGTGGTTTATAAAAATGCGTTTTCCGAAGATAATATTACGTCATCGGATGAATATAACGCCTTGAATCAATTGAT